TTATGAAATATCTGTTATAAGTCCGCCCGAAACTGTTACAGTTTTTCCGTCTGCCGTTTGAAATGTTCCGCTTGCTCCTTGTTCAAACTTCCACTTATTTTTGCCGACTGTCGTGCCATTTCCCGAACTAAGTATGTCTAATCCATACGTTCTTAACAAAATTCCCGATATAGCGTTGTATATTTGAAAAATACACTTATTATTGTAGTATAAATTAAAATCAGTATATCTCATATCGTTGCTACTCGGTGCATTACACCACAAACCGTACCTGTTGCCGTCTGCATCGTAACTTTGAATACCGTTTTTGTCTATAACGGTCCTTGCTTCTGTGTCCGTACCCGTTGCAAATATACCCGTTATCGTTACATTACCGTTCTCGTCCATTTCGATTGTTTTCTTTTTAAGCTGATTAAACAGCTCAAAAACGAATTTACCGTCCATATTGCCGAGATTTATACGTCGTCTGCCCTTGTCGTCCTCTATGTACAGTAAATCACCGTCTAACAGCAGTTTTTTGTTATCTGATTCAACGGGGTTTTGGGTACTGTTCACCGTACCGTGAAAATAGCTTGTTTTCAGTTTATTCGCTCTGCCTGAATTTTTCTGAATAGTTTTAATCAGCTTACCCATATACCACGCGTGGTAATACGCATTAGCCAATGTAGGCTGACCGATTGTAACTGACGGTTGTTTTGCGCTGTATGGATAATACGTCATTGATACAATTCGCTGTTTATGTTCGATATTATCTTCAAAAACGTGTACTGTATCACCCAACGCAATTTTATAAAAATCACCGTACTCGGCAAGTTTACTCAAATCAACCACGTCACCCGTGATTGTCAGTTGAGGGCGGTCAAGTCTGAACTCGTTACCCTCACCCTTTAAGTCCCACTCACCAAACGCCTTTAGCTTTTCGGGGTCATCGTAATCGCTGTAATCTCGGTACGCCTCACGAATACCGTACTTCTCGATACCCTCTTTACTGTCAATGTACGGCTTACCGCCGTTTACAGATGAAATCGTCAAATCGTCCTTGCCGTACATATACAGTCTTGTCGTCAGCTCTTGTGTGTTTCTCTCGACTGAAAGACTTGTCATATTCTTTTTTATTGACATTCTCACGCCGTTATCCTTACCGATACGCTCCACAACCGCAAATCGGTAATTATCATAGTATATTTCGCCCCTGCCGTAAGCCTCTATGACGTTTTGTATAACATCATATGTATTTATCTTATCGGTCGGGTAAAAGTCGATTTTAACACCGTCTGCTCCTATTCTCGTCATACCCATTTCTTTAAGTTCACTGTCGGGTATAAGCTCAAACTTTGTATCGGCTATCGCAAGTTTTATAACGTCGTACGGGTCAACACCTATTGTTGATTTTGTCACGTCCGTATCGTTGCCGATTGTCGGCAAGTGATGATGAAGTGCGTCATCATAGAATATTCGGTTAGCTTTCACCGTCATAATTCTTGAACCGCTGTAATCTCGCTTTACAAATGTAATACGGTATGCTTGTCCTTCAACCGATACTATACGATTTTCTTTTATAAGCTCCGATTTTTCGTCTTTCATAGGGTATTTAAAAGAAACTGTGTGCGTTTCCTGCAATCCCTCGAACACCGCCACTTCATACGCTTTGTTAAGATACGCAAGGCAACCGCCTGTGAAGTCTGTTTCGTTCCATTCGTGTAATTTAAAAGCCATATTATTCGCTCCATTTCATATTATCAAAATCTACGTCGTACAAAAATTTAGGCGTGTAATTTATCTGTACAACTCCACCGCCTGTTACCGTTATCGTGTTATCCAGTTCGGGAGCAAGTTCAAAAAACTCACCCTCTGCATATGCCATAAGGCTTGTATTTCCGCTATAAACTATTTCTTTTTCGCAGTCGATAACTATGTCGCCTGTGTAATTAACAGTGATACTCTTACCGTTATTGCCTATGGTAAACGGACTTGTTGCATCCGTTACCATTATAATCGGTTTGACGTGTACATCACCGATATTCGGTATGTTTTTGTATGTACCGCTACCGTTCAATGTCAAATACTCGTCTTGACCTATTGGAATTTCGGTATCAAGTGATATATCGGTGTCAAGGCAAGGTCCGTTCAGAGCGTCAAATATCAATTCCGAAAAAGGCTCTGCCTTATACGTCACTGACAAAACGGCTTTTCTGCCGTCGTGTTCGGGTGTATATGACACGCTGTCCATTACCCTTACATTCCATTTAACAAACGGCATATCGTTAAAAATAAGCGTGCCTTTGCCCTTAAACCAACGGCTTATAGCGGTTAGCTTTTTGTTTAATTCTTCGGTACTGTCCGCACCGATATTAAAATCAATCTGAAATTTTCGTGTATTGAAATATTCGTGACCCGATACGTCAGTAAAATCATATTCACCGTCCGCTTCGTTGACATTCTCGGTGAATTCCTTTACCTGCGGAAATACGGGACGGTCCTTTGTTCTGACCGTCACTCGCTTAAAATCCGTTGTATTTTTGCCGTTAAATTCAATACCGTTACGCATATCTTTCCTCCTATAATCCTACGTATTTGTTCAATGCATCTTGTTTTTCTTCCGGTGTCATTTGCATGAAGTTATTTATGATCTTCCTGTTGTCGCTCATTGAATTATTTTCAATTTTGAAACTATCGAATTTGTCAAGCATTCGACTTAGCAAACTTTCTATATTACCGCCTGTCGCCGAAACCTTATCGGTTATCGTTGCTACATATGCAGATATGTTGATGTCGGCATTTTGCAATCCTGTAAGAATGTTTTTCTTGCCGTCCTCCATTTGCTTGTATTCAGCCTCAAGACTTTCAATAGTGGCATTATTCTTTTTCTGTAGTTGGTACAATTCTTCATCACGTTGCAACTGTTTCATTTGTTCCTGCAACTCTTTGTACTTCTGTTGCCCCTTATCAGTAACTGAATTTGCGTACACATCAAGTTGTGCCTGTACCTCTGACATATCTGTTTTGCGATCCTGTACGTCCCAACTGTCACGAAGTGCTTGCTCTTGCTTTGAAAATTCGTCTTTGACATTTGAAATATAGTCTTGTTGCTTTTGGAGCAGTTTGTCAACCGCACTTGATTGCGACTTGTACAGTTCCATACTGTACTTGTTTGTGTCGTCAATAAATTCCTCAAAACTGATTTTACCCGCATTGTAAAACTCTTTTACTCGGTCAATTTTGCGTTTTAGAAAATCTTCCTCACTGTCACCGTACTTATCCCAATCATCATATGTACTTCTTAACTCCTGCCAAGCGTCTGCGTCTTTTTGCCATGCCGAATACTCGTCAGCATTCTTTTGAGCCACTGCGTCATAACGTTTTTCTTCAAGTGTCTGTTTTTCCTCGACGTATTTTTGATAATTAATAACGTCATTCGCATAAAATTCTTCAAGACGTTCCGCCTCTCTGTCGATACCTGCAATGTAGTCGTCTATCGACATACTGTGATACTTCTGCTGATGTTCAAGCCAACTGTCCGAGTAGCTTTTCATATCGTCATAAAGCGTTTCGCCTGCGTCCGACACGTTGTCAACATAATCGTCCCAAGTGATTATTGCGTCTTGTAAATCTTGATAATTTCTGTCTTTTATACGTTTGAAAGCGTCAATAGGATTGTCGCCGTTGTCGTCCCAGTCATTCAGTGCCGCACGTTCTTCAATGTACGACTTTGACAGGTTGTTTAACTCCTGCGTGCGTTTCTGTGTCAATGAAAATATCTGTTCTTCAATGTCGGCAATATCCTTGTCGTTCGACTTGAATTTCTCTTGAAATTCTAACCACTTTTCAAGTTCTTGTGCAGTCGTTACTGCGTGCGTTTTGGTGTAATGCGTCCAATCGTCCTTGGCTGATGTAAACGCGTCCGAATTGTCTTTTCCTGTTGCATAATGCGGAATACCCATACCCGACATTATCGCCTTGGTTTGTGACGCTGTGTACACCTTTGCACCCTTTGACAACGGCAACAACACGTCCTTGCCCTGCGGTATAAATGCACGTCCTTTGTCAACGATTAATTCTCGTGGGTCAGATATACCCTTTTCATCATTAACCATTGCCAAACCGCCCTCAAAATTTTGTGTGCCTTTGGCTTTTTTGGCTTTTTTTACGAACATTCCCGTACTGCCAAACTTGGCCGCCGGAACATTTTGATTACTCAATCCACCAACTTGAACCGTCTGAACGGTCAGTGTTACTGTTTTATCTTTTACGGTATCTAAATTAGCCTTTGCACTCTCAACGCCTGCTGATGTGTTATCCTGTGCTGTGATTTCTGTATCGTGTGTTGTAGGAATCAGATTTATTTTGCCTGTGGTTAAATCAATAACACCGATAGCCTCGCCGTTTTTGGCAATTAGTTTCGCCGTTCCGGTTGTACCGTCATATTCGGCTATTTTGTATTCTGTATTATCTATTGTTGCAATGGCGGGTGTTCCGTCTGCTGTAAACATGACCTCACACTGTTTGCCGTCAAGTTGTTTTGTCTTTTTCTCGACGTTATCAACACCGTCTGTGTTGCCCTCTGTGTCAACAGTTACAACAAACTTTTTGCCCTCCAGTTGTCGAACTTTGGCGGTCAAATCATCAACTACTTCAAATCCGTCTGCGGTTATCTTGATACGTTTTTCATTCGGTATCAGTCCCATAGCACGCGACATTTCGGTCAACTTGTCCGCTGTCATATCAATACCTTGCTGACTTCCCTCGGACATCATATCCTTTAATATGCCGTTTATATCGCCTTTTTCAACGGCTTGGCGTACACTGTCAAATCCGTTTTTAATTAACGCAGTACCCTCAACGATTTCCTCGGTCGTCAATCCCATTATTTGACCTGTTTCATTCATTTTCTGAACTACATCATCAATTTTGCCCTTATTTACCGCATCCTGCATATTCGTACATTCGGAATTTAACAGACTGACACCGACCGCCGTTTCCGCAGATGATGCTCCGAACTCTGTCATTGAACGAACATAGTCGTTAATTATGTTGTTCAGTGCGGTACCGTCCCCGTTTGCCGCCTGCTCCCACGCAGCAGACAAATTCTCAACACCGTTCATAGCCAACGCCGCCGACTGTGCATAGCTGTTCATATCTAATTTACCGACGTCGATAAATTCTTTCATATCCTTTAAGGATTGTTCAATTCCGGCGCCGTCTTGATTTAATGCAGATATTTTAATTAATTCAGTTTCATAGTTTGCCAGTTCTTCTGATACGTCGCGTAGTTCTTTATGAGATTGGTCCAGAGCCTGTACTTGGTCGTAATACTTTTGGGCTTCTGTTGTTGCTACCGAATAATTTGCCGCAATAGACGATAACACGCCTTGCGCATTCTTCATTGATTGGTCTGTTGTGCCGTTTTCGTATGCGTGTCCGGAAACTTCTTTATAAATTTCTTGTGCTTTTTTGTAGCCCTCCGCCGCAGTTATTTCATTTTTTGAAATTTTTGCAGTTATGTCACTAACTTTTGATTTAGCCTCTGAATACTTCGTCTGTAATGCTAATTCTTTGTTATAGTTATCTTCCGCGATTTGGCGGTCCTCTTTGTATTTTGCGTCTTTATTTATTAGATTTGATAGTTCTGAACGTTGCTTATTGATATTAGATTGCAATTCATTCTTAGACAGTTTTGTTACTTGTTCAACAGCGTCGTCCAAATTAGAATTATCGGAATTGATTACAAGATTGTATTCCTGCGATAGCATTTCCTTTATTTCTTCTAACTTGCTTTTTGCATTGTCAACTTGTTCTTGACTGCTTTCGGGGCTTTCAATAACCATTTTCAGCGACTTTATTTGTCCTTGAATATCATTCAAGGATTTGTATTTTTCAAGGCTTTCTTTGACCTTTTCATTACCCTTGGATAGCCCCTCGCTCCACCTGTATTGCGATTGATACCATTTGTCATATGCAACTTTTCCTACTATAGCCGCTGTAGCAATACCGGCAACAGCTAACGCCGCCGGTCCGGCAACAGAACCTATGCTCGCTAATGTAGGTGCGAATTTTGCCAATGCTCCACCGGCTGAAAATGCCTTTTTGATGTTGCCTACTGCCTCAACAATTCCGCCAACACCTTTGATTGCTCCGGCACTGACTTTTGAAATAGCACCTATCGCAATGACCGTAGCACCGGTATTAACAACAGCACGTTTTTGCTCGTCGTCCATTTGCGACAATCCTTTTGCAAAATCAGCTACTGTGGTGCTTGCGTCTTTTATTGACGGCAACATTGTTTCGCCGATACTTCTTGCCGCCTCTATTATATTCTGTTTTGCAATTTTCATTTGTGACGCTGTCGTTTCATTCTTTGCATTAAATTCTTCTTGCAGTGCCGTATTTTCTTGGTATGCGGTGTTTGAACGATTGACACTCTCGGTTACTAAATCATAACCGTTGACTAATGCCATCATAGCCTGTATATCCTGTGTATTGTTTATGCCTAAATCATCTAACGCAACAGTTAGGTTCTCGGCAGACTGCAAGCCTTTTAATAGTCCGTTAAATGCACCGGAGCTGTCAGTATTCCACTGCTCTTTAAATTCTTCCGCACTCTTACCGCTGTACTTTGCGAATTTCGTCAAACCCTCTCCGCCGCTTGCAACGGCTGTTTCTATGGACAGCCACGTACGACCTATCGCACTACCGCCCATTTGTGCCTCAATTCCCAATGAGGACAATGCGGCAGAATAACCCAACACGTCCGCCGCCGACATTCGTACAGACGAACCGTATTTACCCATACGCAATGCCATTTCCGCAATTTCCGATTCTGTTGTCGCACTGTGGTTACCCAAATCAACGATTGCACTGCCGATATTACGAATTTCGCCTTGACTTGTACCCATTACATTCATAAATCGGGCAAGTGTAGCCGCGCCTTCTTCGCCGACAAGGTTTGTTGCTGAACCCATTTGTGCCATTACTTCCGTAAAGTCGATAATGTTTTCTTGGGATATGCCTAACTGACCTCCAGCCGCCGCAAGCTCATTTAGTTCAGTTGCCGTCTGTGGTATCGCGCCTCTGCCGTCAATACCTGTTGTTGACAAATCGATAATGCCTTGCTTTATTTTGGCTAACTGTTCCGGTGTAGCGTCAACCGTCTTTTTAACTCCGGCAAAACTATCCTCAAAATCTATCGCAAACTTTGCACTCGCAACACCGCCCGCGGCAAGAGCCGTTGATGCGTATTGTATCGGTTTTGTTATCGTGTCAATACTTTCGCCGACTTCTTTTATGCCTTTTCCGGTATCTTCAAGCTGACTTGCAAGACCTTGATATGCACTTGTGCTTTCTCTTACACCTTTCACACCATTTGTATTGCTTTGTGTTCGTTCCAACTTCTCAAGCTGTTGCGATACACCGCTTATTGTTGCCTCTAAATCCGACGCATCGCCTCTTATTCTTACTACTAATTCCGCCGCATCAGCCATTACAAATCACCTCACTACATTCCATAAAACATTTTTAAATACGGGTCGTTTCCTGTATAGTCATCTTCCGTATCATCTTCTAAATCGTCTATCATTTTAAACAAAACAAACGGATTTTGTTTTGATATTACATCAGGCAATAACCCTCTTTGCCTAAACCAATCTGCGTACAAAGTACGCAGTGGTCGGCTTTTAGAGTTATTACCCTTTACTCGTTTTTTGATGTCAATGCCTCTATATAGAACTTCCACAGCTCAATACACAGTCTTGAACGTGTATTCACATCAAGAGAATTAATAATATCCTGTGTTGCCTCTGTTCCCTCGAACATATAATCAACCGCATCTCGGCAAATGTTAAGCGGTCCGTTCTTGCTTTCGTCGTTATGTGCGTCATTGATAATGCACATTGCCTCAAAATCAAACGGCTTTGAAACGTACTTTTTCTTGTTGTGTGTAAATGTTAATGTATGTTGCATGATATATTCCTCCTAATTTTTCGCATACAAAAAACACGCATATAGCGTGCTTGACATAAACTTTTTATTGTGTTATAATTTAGATATAAAAGGAATGGCTTTAGTTATTCCGCAATGTAACGTAATTAGTAGAAAGAAATTACTTCTACGACTAACCGCTTACTTGGCAGAGTAGGCGGTTATTTTTTTATGTTCTTGATTATATCGAGAATAATAACAAGTATTATAAGGTTGATAACTAAATTCAAGTCCAAGATAACACCTCCTTTCAAGAGGTGTCGGAATAACCGCCAAGCCATTCCTATATATCAAGGCTTTCGCCTATAATATATTTTACATTAATCGACGTATAATGTCAATTTACGTTTATTTTACAGTGCTTTCTTCACTGGATAGTAGTTCATATCCTTAAACCAGTTTTCCTCAAGTTCTGTCTTTGTAACGCCCTCCGGCAAATCGCTTTCGTCAAAGTATGCGTAATAGTTGTTGTCAAAATCACGCTGCACGGCTGTATATGTAGCCTTTGCAGTTTGCTTTTCAGGCGCACCGCTTGACGCTTTTGTTTTACCTCCGACATTTGACGCAAAGCTGTATGAACCCTTGTAATATCTTACATAACGGTATGAGCCGTCGGATTTCATAATTCTCCACGCAACACCAAAATAAACGGTTTTTGTATCGTTGCCGACCTCTACTACACCGTCTTTTTGTGTCAGTCCACGCCACATTGAATCAACTTCCGGCGGAATATCGGCATTTGTGATGTCGTGACCTAATTTTTCAATGTAGTTTGATGTTTCATACGCACCGTTATCGGCGTCAAAAACATCACTGCCGCCTGCGTCTGTCGGTGCAATTTCGACTGTACCTCTCAAATTGTACGGATCACCATATGTTGCACCCTCTGATGTGTCTGTTAAAACTGCGAAAAATGTGTACTTGTCCACACCTATTGTAGGTAGTGGTTTTCTTTTCTCTGTATTTGCCATAAATCAATCATTCCTTTCTACTACTTTCGTAAATCTCATTGTTTTGTGTTTTATACTTGTGTCGGGATTGGGTACGTCCATTGTCATTTCGTGATAATATTCATTATCAGTCAACAATTTGTATACCCTCTCCGACAATTCAAAACACGTTTGCGGATAATCGGCGTAAATATCAATCTGAACAGTCGTATCATTCGTAACGACCGTATTGTCATATGACATTGAGCCTTTGTCCGTTAGCGTGTAATATGCTATTGCAGGCAATTTATTAAAATTATCGGGATATGCAAAGCATACACTTACACCGTCTATTTGCTTTAAAATATCCCGTAATTCAAGGTTAATATCATACACCGTAACCCACCTCCTACGCTAACACAAATACTTCGTATTTGCTCGCTATAACTCGTTTCACGAGTTATACACCTCCTTAAACTTAGCGATTATCTCGCTGATGTTATTTTTCAGTGCAGGTACGAGGAACGGCTGTGGTGCTTGCCCCGACGTTGTGTAAAATCGACCGCCATTGTAATACGTCCAGTGTCTTTTTGACGTATGCGAAACAGCTTTGTCGCCCTTTGAGCCTGTGCCAAATTCGACATAAATACCGTAATCGGCAGTCGGACCGATTGCAACACTGTCACCGTCCACTTGGCTTACGATACTGCCCTTTAAACGTCCTGTTGCAAAAGGACAGTTTGCCACTGCGTGCGCTCTTACGACTTCACCCGCCATTGCCAAACCTCGCTGTATTTTATCGCCCGACGCATACTGTGTCAGCTTGTCAACAACGTCGTCTATCCCCTCGATTGAAAAATTCATTTCAGCCTACTCCTTTCGAGCATTGCTACCAAACCGCTGTCCCATTTCTGCACATATGTTATATCATATATGTCGCCGTCATATTCAACCCTGTTACCGACCTTTACGTCGTCTGACATATCGCAGAACATACGCATTTGACATTCTATATCTAAACCGTATTGCTCTCTTGCTCTGCCACCACTGTACGGTTGTACATCGGCTTTAATTTCGGACAATACAGTCTTTTCGGTTTTACCTGTATAGTCGTCAATTTCATATTCTGCGATTATAACAGTTTTATCGTAAAAATCACTGAATACTGATGTCACTCGGAACACGCCCCTTTCGTTTACGGAACGGGTCAAGGCGTTTATAATAGTTGCTGAAAATCTTGTCATTGTCGGTTTCGGCATATGTGACGGAACGTTCGCCCTCACTTCTGCTCTTGACTACTTCGGGACTTTTACTGTCCCCGTAGCCTTTCGCCCTGTACATATCCGCCGCAATCTTCGGAACAAGGCTTTCAAGCTGACGTGGCAGTACATCAATATGACAATACGCCATAATCATATTAACCGTGTCCTCAATCAAAAAGGACAACAAGCTGTCTTGCTCGTCGTCCTTAATTCCCAACAACATTTTTAGTGTCCCCAACTGTTCCATATTATTCACCGCTTACAACGTCGGCACTGCCCGACTTTCTCGCTTTGCCGTCTGCGGTAACTTCCGCAACTGTAATCTTGTGACCGTTTGTCGCAGTGATTTCGTCACCGTTGTTAAACTCTGTCCACTTCGACAAATCGTCGTCATACGCAACACTTGGAGCGGTGCTTGCGGCAGTCTTGTAAACCAACTTGTGACCGCCGATAGGCTTTGGCGATACTGTAATAACAGTGTTGCCTGTTGTTCCTGCAACCGATTCAACTGTCAATTCGCCAAGTGTCGGAACACCGTTCTTAAATGCGGCAAATGCGTCGTCCTTAACCACAAGGAAACCTAAACGCATAGTAGCTTTGATTGCAACCATATCCTGCTCCGCAAGTGATAGCGGTTTACCGTCACTGTCAAGAGTGCCTTGAAGTGTAGCCTCCGTCAAGATTTCATAGTTGATACCGGCACGCATACCGACAACGGCATACTTAAAGTTACCTGTGATAATATCGGCACGTTTGTTGTCCCACGCACCGTTGCGCACAAATTCGATAGGCTGACCGTACAGCTCACCGCCTGTTGTACCGTTGACATATGCAGGTGCGCCGTTTGCGTCACGTAGCTTTCTTAGCATATTCTTAACACCGATACGACCGATAAATCCCGACGGGTCATAGCCGTTTTCTTCAATCATTGACATTGCGTCAGATATAGCAATATCAATATTTGTGTTGTCTGTAACAACCATATGCTTGCTGTCTATAGCGTTCATAATGTTTGTCTTGAACGGCGAATTTGTACCGAAAATGCACGCCGCGTCAATCGCTCTGTAGAATGCCTCTGCAATTTCCGGCTTTAGTTCTTCAAATACGCTGATAGTCGGATCTTCCAACTTTTCCTTTGTTACCGGAATAATAACGGCTAACTTCTTAGCCTCGATTTCAGGGTGAATCCAAGTAGCACCGCTTGTCTTAATTCTTTCACCCTCACCGACCCAGTAAGCACCCGGACCGTCTGTAAGTACGTTAAACTTTTTCTTCTCGTGTTTCATTTCCTCGACTTTCGCCATTCTTAAAACACTTGAACCCCTTGTCACCATTTTGATGATGTCTGTTGCTTGTTCGACAGGCACAAAACCTGTCAATTCATTTTTTAAATAACCCATTTACACTTCACTCCTATCTTTGATTTTCTCTGATTATGTCCATAAAACTGCCTGTGTTGTGACCGCCACTGCCACCGTTTAAATCCGGTGTTTTACCCTTTAAACGCTCGGTAACACCTGCTTGTACATCTTTGTCGTAGCTTTCTTTTATCTTGTCGATAACCGCCTTTGTGCTATCCTTATCCTCTGCCACAATGTACATTGCAATCTCGGCAGACAGTCCGTTTTTGGCAAGTTCCGTTTCGGCATATGCAACGATTTTTTCACGTTCAAACTCTGCCTTTGCCTTTTCAAATTCTGCTCGTTCCTTGTCGTCGTCCTCTTTTTTTCTTTGCTCGTTTGTCAACTTGGCTTTTCTCATGCCCTCTTCTTCGGCTTTTTTTAATTTTTCTTCAACTTCCTTTTCCCACTCCGCTTTTGCCTTAGCTAATGCTTCGTCAATCGCCTTTTGATTGTCGCCGTTATTCGGTGCGGGAGGCTCTGGAGGTGTCGGAGGTGTCGGAGGTGTTGGCTCCGTTGTTTTTGTTGGATTTGGTGTTGGCTCTGCCATTCAAATCATTCCTTTCTGAAAAATTGTATAAAAATAAAACCTTTTTATGTCTTGTTTAGGACAATGCTTAACCCTGCACGGGAGATAATCGGATCACCATTCCTTTCTTCTATGTGTATGTTGTGCCTACTTTCACACTATCACCGCCTTTCAATAAATTTGAATATCAAAAAAGCACGTCTGCAAACGTGCTTTTAATATTTAATTTATATTTAGTTTTTTCTTACACACTCTTTTTCATTAAATCATATCGTATATAATTTTTTTCCGATATTATTAACATCTCCCGCCAACAATAACTCTGCATTACTATCAATTAATCGTTTATGATTATTTATCATCGCTACTGATAATATTTTAAAGCGGTTTCCGTTTTCATCTGCAACATATCCCCCATTTTTTAAGTTTATACCGTTGTCATTGATTTGTACCGATATATTTTGTCCAATTTTCAATGAATTTATTATATCCATATCACACACCGCCTTTTTTATAGTATAGTTTTAATTCATTTTTGTAATCATTTAAAGCCTTTTCTGTTTGTTCGACCTCAATTTTAGTAAGTCTGTATGCTTTTTGGTATCTTAGTAATTTCTCTTGTGCCTCTATTTCACACTTTAATCGACTAATATAACTTCCATCATTTTTCCCCGTTCCATATTGAGCGGAATGTATAAGCTCTTCAAATACACTGGCACGACTAGGTTTTTGACGTAATAAAATTGTATGCGCATCATATGTAATTGCTTCTGCAAATTTACTATCCAAATATTTATCCGTTTCCTCGCTCATTTGAATAGTTCCTCCCAACTTCTTAAACCTTTTAATTATTTTTTGAAGTTGCTTTTTGGGCATAGTTTCTGATTTATTATCGTTCTTTTTTCTTTTCATCTCTATTATACCACGTTTTTCACTATTTGCAACATATTTTAACGCATTTTTTTGCTCGTCCGACAAACTGTTTTTCCATTCGTTAAATGTCATACCGCCGTCAACCTTGTAATTTTCGCCAGTGAGCGGTTCACGAGCGATACGAGTTGACAAATTCACGTCTGCCATAATCGTAACGCACCGACAACGTGGGTGTATCGGTGGGAAGTTTTCGCCCTCAACGGCTTTATCCGTATCAAACACGCTACCGTCAAGACTTCCGCACCTGTCACACGTCAATTCAGACAGTGCCGCAACAAAACGATACTGTTTTATACCGATTTCCTCATACGCCATCTTTTGACCTTGGTTCATAAAATGCGCCGTTTCGCTCCTCACAAGCGTTTCGGCTGATGTTCGTATTCCACCCGGTGCAGTATCTTTGACGTAATCAATCAGCTTGTCGGTCATACGGCTTACACTGTGACCGCTGATTATACCGTCCTCAATCGTCTGTCCGACTGCCTGTATAAATCTGTCGTTATGTATCCACACTCTATCGCTGTAGTTGTGACCGTGCCACGGCTCACTTAACACTTTATTAACCGCCTTTTGCGGTACAAGTGGAAAATCAATACCGCAGTTTAAACCTTGTGCGGTATCAAAAATATTCGTATAATACGCCGTCTTTACCGCACTGTCATACAGTTTCTTTTGCTCCTTTATAGCCTCGTTTGCAACGTGCCTAAAGTAAATATATACATTACGTTTCAGTCCCTCTAATCGGCTAATTCTCGCACCGTATGCCTGTGCATTTATGCGGTTTAGAATTTCCTTTTTGACTGTCTTGTCGTCTGTTTCGTCGTACAGTTCAAGCAGTTCTTCGTACTGTTTGTCGCTGTCGGCTATACTCATCAGCCGACGTGCCTCTTTTTCGGGTATATCGGTTGAAATATAGGCTTTAAACGTTTTCTCAATATCATTGTTTACATTCTTGATTGCTCGCTCATATGCCTTAATTACACCGTCCTTAACGCTGTCCGCTTGCGATTGTAAATATGTTTCAACTTCAACGGCACGTTTTACCCAATATGCCTTACTCTTCATTGTAGTTTACTTTCCTTGCCGAACTTTCAGCGATACGCATATCCTCGGCGGACTTTTCAGCCTGTTCTCTGCGTGCAATTTCAACTTCTTCCTTTGCGTCTGTTATAAACGGCAGACGCTCTAATAATGTTTCGTCAGACGCAAGACCTTTGAGGTAATTAATCATCTGTGCTATTTCAAGTTCGTTTGCAGGCAAGTTATACGTAAATCCGATGTCAACTCTGTGCGACGGCACTTCTTTCATTGCGTTTAATGTCACTAAGAAATTATTGTAAATCTCTAAACGTTTTCTCAACGTCTTAGCGAAGTTACGTTCTTTGTTCTTGACGTGCTGTTCAAATCCCAACAGCTTATACTTTATCGCCACGCCCGACAAATTATTGCCGAAACTTTCGTCCGACAGGTCGGGAACGTGTGACAAACGGTGTATATCGTCCTTGATGTCGTCACGCAACACCTTTGTATCAGCCTCGTTCAGCACCTTTGACAGATACTCCGCTTTTGCGTCACCGTCACCCATTAAGATACGTTCTACCAATAGTTTTTTCGCCTGTTCGGTGTCAAGGTCGCAGTTACACAAAAATAACAGCGAATTAACGAATTGTTCCTTGTCGTTTATTCGGTCTGACATCAACACATTGTATGCGTCAATCTGTGTTATCAACTGTTCAAAATCGCCCTGCATTTCCGTATTATTTCTGTATTCGATAATAGGTACATCAAAAAAGTAATGTGGTTCAACATTTTGCAATGACAATGCCGTATAGCTGTCAAGACCTGTGTATGTATATATAAACGATTCGTCATACACACGACAAATACTGCCTGTGCAGTAGCCGTCAAGGTCGTATTTCTTGTAGTAATACACCGCAAACAACGGCTTTTCAAATGCCGACTGTGAGTAACATACAAATGTATGCTCCGGATCCAATCGTACACTTCTCGGCTTGCTTTTTTCGTCTGCATAAATCAGTTCATATGCTTTGCCGTAAATGCTCATATTCTTTACGATTTCACTGTCCACACTCGGCATATCCTGTTCCAAATATTCGTTTTTGATTGCCTCAATATCGTATTCGTCCGATACTGCGTATGTTACAGGATTGCCGACAAGATAACTCTGTGTCATATCCGTTATGTACTTTGCGTGATTACACATTATGCGGTTGTTTGCCACGTTTTTGCCCCTTTTTCTGCGGTTTAAAATACGGTGGTCGCCCATATAGTAATCGTGTAACAATCGGTATCTCTGTCGCTCTCGCTCGTGCCGTTCAATCAATTTTGTTATGATAAACGGTGTCACACCACCTGCGATTATATCTTCATCAATTATCATATTCCGTACTCCTCTCTTGAATAGATTTTAGCTTTCTTATCCTTGCGCCAACTCTCAACGCCGTATCTCAGCGCCGCCATTGCGTCATCAAATACATTGACAGGTTCGTCAGTATATTCGCCCGACTTTTCATCAACTCGCCAACGCCATTGCTGTATCTCTTTGATTACATTCACGCAAGACGGGTGAATGTGTATCTTTCTGCCTTTTAACCAGTCAATCTGCGATTGTATGCTGTTCGGATTTTTAACAACTGCCCTTGCTCGATAGCCTGCCTTTCGCCACATTTTTATACGGTCCGGCTCTGCACTGTCGCACCACATTGCAAGACTTTTGCTGAACTTCCCGTCAGCTTTTTGGATAATCTCTGTTGTGTCCATTTCGTGTACATACAGTTCATTACAAACGTAAATATCGCCGTCCTTATAACCTAACGTTAATATGGCGTTTGCGTGATTAAATCCGAAGTCCTGTCCTATTGCCATAGCGTCAAAACGGCTCATATCTGTATCAAATTCTTCAATGCGATAGTTTGAGAATATCAATCCGCCTGTTTCGCCCCATTCGCCCAAGCCGTAAATCCTGTAGCCCTCAGGGTCAACTTCTTTACGTCGTAGCATACGTTGTCTGTATGCCTCGTCACAAAATCGGTTTGTTAAATATGTGCTTTGATGCGTTAAGACGTTATCGTCCTGTATATCGAAAAACACTTTCTTTATCCAGTGACTTGACGATACAGGGTTAAATGTCAATTTTATCTGATAAAAAAGACCGTCGGGGAGTTCACCTCTCAAACGGTCATCTATAATTTCAAAATCCTGTTGCACAAGCTCCGTAGCCTCTTCAATCCATACGTCCGTTAATTTTCCGTTCGCAAATGTGATTGATTTCAGCTTTTCGCGTTGCTTGTTATCGTTTACACCACGAAATATAATCTTGTTGCCGTTTATACAGGTGAACGACAACGGACTTTGCGTAACTCGCCACGCTCTGCCAACACCCATACGGTTTATGGCACTTTCAAGCTCCGCAAAAGTGCTGTCACGGTTTGTTATGTCGGACTTTCTCACACATACAAGATTACGCCCTTTGTCACGCATTAAACGCAATATGTACAGTTGTGCGGTATCAACGCTCTTGCCACTTCCGGCACTGCCTTTCATTACAACGTAACGTTTCTTACACTGATGTACAGGTTTGAATATCGGATTGAACGGTACTGTTATTTTGTTCATTCGTCCTCACCGCCGTAATCAATTTTAATGCTGTAGTCCATATCACCGTCAACGTTTAATTTCTCTGTGAATAATGCGTAGTATTTACCCAACATTTCCGCCGCTTTGTTTACGTCCGACACCTTTGTCGGTATCTCAACGCACATCGGCTGTTCTGCTTCGTCAATGACCTTTTTACCCTTGTCATCGTAATACGACTTACGGGCTTTACACGTCACTACAACCGTTTCAGGCTTCTCACGACGCATAACGGCGGTTAACGTCTTTAACACCTCATCTTGTTTGGCGATAAGAGCGTCCTCTTTCTCTTTTAGCCGCTTTTGTATGTATTCTTGAATTTCAGGTTTCTTCAAGTTCTCATTCCCAATCGAATACGCCGTCTTTTCCGAATATCCCGCTCTTAATGCCGCTTGTGTCGCGTTCAAATCAATCAAATATTCCTCACAAAACCGTTTCTGTTTCTCCGTCACTCTTATCACCTCCTGTTTTATCCCATAAGAAAAACACACCCGATTAGGTGTGTTTGAAATTTCTATTTATTTTTGAATATATTTTTGAATATATTTTTTAGTATATTCTTTAATACAGAAATCTAAAAAATCTATTTTTTCACTATTCTTTAAATCCTGTAATTTAGCTTCTTTCATAGTTCTTGAAAAACTATCTGTAAACATATACGCTGTCAAACAGCCCGATATAATCGCTATACTGGGTAAAATATTATCTATAATACCTTTAGAATCTGCTGTTATTAAATCAGAAATAAAATTTATTAAGCTTGTAGTAGCGGCACCAATAATTCCTGAGAATATCGGAATATTATGTGTTTCTCTATTTGTTTTATCAATCTCAATTTGTTTCTTTTCAATTTTCAAATTGTGTATAACTATGTCTATATTAGTTGTATCTTCATATATGTAATCCCTTGCTTTATTTATTAGCATTTCATAATTACCATTTTGTGTATAATCTTTAAAATAGCTATCTAACGTTTCCGGTATTTTTTGATTTTTCAAAAAAATATTTTCTTCTTTTTTTGACATATATCATCACCTCGTATGATATATACCCATAATATTACAACTTCAAACATTTTTTTGATAATTTTTTAATATCTCCACTCACACCAATTACACGAGATATTCACCCATCATCTCACGATGATACACCGCTTATGTTACTTGTTCTACTATACACTATATCACAGGTGCAATAGGACATTCTATGACATCTTTTATTAAATTCAATGCTTTTCCATGTAATCTGCACACTTGTTTATAACTGTAATTCATTTTACAAGCAATCATTTCCCACGTTTGAAAATTGAGATAACGCAAAATTAATATAGTCCGAAGTGTTGCGTCGTCGAGTTTATTCACGTTTTCCAAAATCTCTTTTTTAATCTCATACAGTCTGTCAATGCGTTTATCTATCAATTCGGAATACGCGGCATAGCTTATGAACTTATTCTCCGAAGTATTCACGTTTGACGTCTGCACCTTTTCACTGCCCGACTGAGCCACAGTGCTTGTTGCGTTTGTCAATGCTCGCTCCTGCTCCAAAATCAATGCGTTAATCTCCTCGTCCGTCTTTCTCGCTCTCGAAAGCCATTCTTTACATTCTTTAATCGTCAAATCAATTCCCCCTTATACACCGTATTTTTCTTTCAAACTTTCAAGCAATTCGTCTTGTACCTCGCGTTTACCCTGCAAACTGTCAAGCACACGTTTATCGACTGTTCCGTCGGTCACAAGGTGATGGATTATCACAGAATTTTTCTGTCCCTGTCTATACAATCTTGCATTTGCCTGCTGATACAGTTCCAAGCTCCACGTCAGACCGAACCAAACTATTATATTACCGCCTGTTTGAAGATTGAGTCCATGTCCCGCACCTGCGGGGTGAGCCAGTAAAAGCGGTATTTTTCCGTCATTCCAATCCCTTATATCATCTGCACTTTCAAGCTTTTTTGCACCCTTGAACTTTCTAAGTATTCTCTCGCAGTCGTGGCGATAGCTGTAAAAGCACAAAATCGGCTGACCTTGTGAGGTATCGACTATTTCCGCCAACGCCTCAAGTTTTTTATCGCTCGTCACCTTATAACTTCCGTCGTCCAAATACATTGCACCGTTTGAAAACTGCAAAAGTTTATTTGTAAGTGCGGCGGCAGTGGCGGCGGTAACTTGACCGTTTATAAACTCCAAATACTGTTCCTTTTCAAATTCTTCGTACAGTTTCAGCTCCTTATCTGACAGCTTTATATGCTGAACGGTATCAATCCTTTCAGGCATTTCAAGCCAATCCTCTGCCGACATACTGACGCATATATCCGAAATTTTATCATATATCGCCTTTTCGGACTCCTCTTTCGGCTTGTAACTGAAAATCGTGGTCTGATTACGTTTATCGGGAAGAAAATATCTCTCCCTGTAACCGCTTACCGTTCTGCCGAGTCTTTCGCCGCTGTCAAGCAAATATATCTGACTCCACAAATCTATCAGTCCGTTCGGTGCAGGTGTGCCTGTAAGTCCGACTACTCTTTTAGACAGTGTTATGTATTTTTTCAGTGCCTTAAATCTCTGCGACTTCGGACTTTTAAAACTCGACAATTCATCTATAACCACCATATCAAAATCCCACGCATTGCCTATGCTCGACAATTCGTTTGTGAGCCACGCAACATTTTCACGATTTATAATATAAATATCTGCGTCCTTTAAAAGTGCGTTACGTCTTTGGCTCGGAGTGCCGAGAATTTTCGATATTCTCAAATGTCTTAAATGGTCCCACTTCTCGCACTCTCTGCTCCAAGTATCTTCTGCAACCCTCAGCGGTGCTATAACAAGCACTTTTTCGATTTCGTAACAGTTACAAATCAATTCATCAATCGCCGTAAGCGTCACGACCGTTTTACCAAGTCCCATATCAAGGAACAATCCGACGCGCGGTGTAGAGATAATTTTATCAAAAGCAATTTGCTGGTACTTATGCGGTTTAAATTTCAAAGTTCCCTTGCCCCCTTTAACAATTTATCAACTTTATACTTTGTATCAATCACATAAACGTGAAACCCAAGTTTTTCAAAAAGTCGGTGTACGGCGGTTTGTAATTTTCTCGGCTTACCGCTCGGTCTTTTCAGTTCCACGAAATACAACCTACCTTTCGGAATCATAACAATCCGATCCGGTACCCCCGCCATACTCGGCGACACAAATTTTAATGCCGCACCTCCCATTTGCTTAACTTGCCTTACTAAATATTTTTCAATGTCCTTTTCTATCATTTTTCCACCTGTTCTTTCTGCGATAACTTTAAAACCGTTTTGCCTATACTTATACGCGTATATGTGCGTTATGCGTGCGTGTTTCTCTTTGTACTGTATATATGTATATAATATATAGAATTAAAGTTACAAAAGTTATATATGCCCTAAGCTATTGATTTTACTGATTTTTCGGGATAACTTTCAAAAGTTATACAAAGTTATAAAAGTTACCCCGAATGTTACTCATTTGGGTCTAAGTTACCTATGAAAGTTATGCTCTTTTTTAAAGCCTTTTTGCACTCCGTAATCCTTATTAAAACGCATTGCCTTATCGTATTTTTCCCAATCGTCAAATGATGAAATAATACTGTTAATCTCCATAGAATCTCTGCGTTGAATTTGTCTGAAATCGCCGTTAAAGAGTTCGCACCATATTTCAAGTGCACACACTCTGTCACGTTCGACAAGTTCTTCTTCTGGCACACTCACAATCTCCGACCAATAATCACGACGCTTTGATAAGTCCCAACTATTCCAATCCGACGGAACACGTTTATCAAGGAAGTCACGGATAAGTCCCTCTTTAACCGACACTTCCCTATGATCTGACTGCACCTTTTTTGCAAGTTGTTCTGTTTCCTTTGACAGATAAAGCGGTTCATTCTGCGTATATCGCACTTTTGCCTCCGCCCATATTTGATTTATTTCATCATCGGTCAAATCGGTAAACACGTTCTTTTTTATCGGCACAATTTCCGTATCAACGGGCCAAAATCTTCTGTTTCCTGTACGGTCACGGAGATAATCACTGTTATTGCTCGTACCGAAGAACACACATCGTCTTGGGTGTTCCTGTACTATTCTGCCGTATGCCGCGCGGTATCTGTCCGACGTCTGCGACAGTATCTGTTTAACACTGCCGACTTCCGATTTATTCAGCGCCTCAAGTTCGCTTATCTCTACAATCCATTTACCCTGTATAACCTCGCACAATTCCTTACCCTCGAACGTCTTTATGCCGTCCGTAAACCACCTGTCAAAGCCGACTTTGCGAAGTATCGTACTCTTGCCTATGCCCTGCCTGCCCGACAGAATAAGCATATTATCGAATTTACTTCCCGGCTCATACGCTCTTGCGACCGCTCCGACGAACATTTTACGCGTCACTTCTCTTGTATATTCGTTATCCGCCGCACCGAGATAATCGACAAACAATGTGTCAAGTCGTTCCGTATTATCCCACGCAAGACCGTCCAAATACTCAACAATCGGATCATACGCAACACGTCTGTAAAACACCGACAACGCACGGAAAACCTTATCATTACCCATTTTAATGCCGTACACATATTCAAGATACCACTGCAATCCGTCCGTATCGGAATCCTGCCAAACACGTTTTTCCGGTGCGTCCTTATCCCAAGGCATAATGCCGTCAATCTCCGCATATCCCGTAAAATCGTTCATTTTGATTTTACCTTTTAAATGCGAATCATTCTCAATTATAAGAATAATATTATTAAGAGTTTTTTCGTAAGCGCCTGTATTTTCGTTTTTCTCCAACTTCAACGCCCACTGCATATCGTCCGTTTCTTCGTTTTCGATACCGCCGAAATCTTCTGCCGCTTTCTTTTGACGTTCCTTAAACATAAGCATTGAAACATCACTGTCACCGTCTATAAGCTTGCACATTGCCGAATATGACGGCAGTTTCGATACAGGTGTACCGTCCTTTGCGTCTGCGTCCGTATCGCCGTATTTATGAATACGAACAAGGTCAAAACTGTTGCACAGCTTACCGCTTGCAGGGTCTGTTGCGTGGTTTGAATACGCAAATTTGCCGTTCTCATACACGACAAGTCCGCTTGAACTTGAACCCTCTTTATATGTATATCTGTCGCCGTTTACGCACTTTTCGTACACGTCCGCAAGGTATTTTTCTATACACGAATGTATATCGTACGTTCTGCAAAATGCACCGATAACACCTTTTTTAAGCGTTGGATCCTCTTGTTTTTTTACCTGTCTGTCCAACGCCTTTGTTGTTCTTGACGAAACGTACCAACTCGATACGTCGTGCCAATCTTCATATTTTGCAAGCACCTTGTCAACGTCAAGCGGTTTATTTTCCTCGTGTTCAAACACATACTCGCCATCAATGCTCGTACTCGGCCAATACATTAAACGGTGCGGCTGATACGTTGTGTCGTCAAACATATCAATACCAATATCATAAGCCACCATTCTTGCAACGGCTTCGTATTCATCCGGCGTACAAGGTCTTGACAGAAGTATCACCAAACGAAATCTCGGTTTCTCGGCTGTGTGCTTGTGCGTTGAGTAAATGCAGTATGTAAAGTCGTAAAACATTGAAATATTATCGCAAAAATCACTGTCGGCAAAGTCTGCGTCAAGCGTAAGCAAAGTCCTGTTTTCTATACTCCCCGATTGTCGTCTGCCGTTTTTCACCTTACCGCCCACAAAGCCGCCGACGTCCTTTATATCGTCCTGTTGCGACTTTGGCATATTCGCATACTCGCCTTGAGTTTCACTCGTTCTTGTCGTTGTTTTCAGCCTTTCGATTAAATCCTCCCACGACATTTTTGTATTTTTCCATAGTTTTGATTTTCTGCCTTGTCCCGTAGCAATTACAAAATCCAATATATAACACCCCCTAATCTTTCATATAAAAATTACACTCATATCCGTCCGCATTAAGCGGAAGTCCTTTCGCCCATTCAATCGGCTCACACATTATCGCCGCCAACTCCTCTGCACTCGACACGCCTTTCGGAACGTCAACTATAACCTCATCGTGAACGTGGAAATTAATCTTAAAACCTCTGTCCTCAAGCCGAATTATGCTTTCAGCCAAGCAATCCCTCGCAAACGCCTGTACTATGTTTTCAACAAGCTTACCGCCCCATGTTTCAAGTCTGCTCCAAGTTTTTGTTGTCTGATTCATACCCATATATGTAACGGCTTTTTTTCCAAATCTGTTTACTTCGATTTTCGGTTTAACATACGCAATTTTTCTTCCGGACGGCAGACCGATAAAAAGAATATTCGATTGCTTGAAAAATGAAATATCGTGCCTAATCTTACTCGGATAACCCTCAACCGCCTTAATCGCCGCATTCTCGACCGTTCGCCAAAATGCCGTTATGGCAGGATTTGAATTCCGCCACTTATCCACGATACCTTGAAGTTCTTCTTCGTCAATACCCATTTTCAAAGCACCCATACTTACCATAGCTCCGACACTTCCACCGTAACCGAGTGCAAGTTCGGCAATCTTGCCTTTTTGACGTAGCGGATCGCCTTTGTGAATACTTTCAATCGGAACATGGAACATCTGACTTGCCGATGCCTCGTATATTTTTCCGTGCGTCCGAAACACTTCAAGCCGCCATTTCTCGTCGGCAAGATACGCAATAACCCTTGCCTCTATTGCCGAAAAGTCCGCTACTATAAATCTTCTGCCATCGCTTGGTACAAGTGCCGTTCGTATAAGCTCCGATAACGTCTGCGGTACGTTTCCGTAAAGCATTTCAAACATTTCAAAATCGTCGTTTTCTACCCATTCTCTTACATAATCAATATTTTTCAAATGGTTTTGCGGTAGGTTTTGCACCTGTACGATTCTTCCCGCCCAACGTCCTGTGCGGTTTGCACCGTAAAACTGCAAAAGTCCCCTTATTCGTCCGTCATCGCAGACGCTCCGCTCCATTGCCTCGTACTTTGTTACAGACGTTTTCGCCATCATTGAACGCAGATATATCACTCTTTTCGCCTTTAACGATATGTTTTCATCGGCTATGAGTTCTTTTAGTTTTTCCTTGTTCAAACTGTCGATTTTCTGCCCTGTTTCTTCTTCAAGCCACGCCTTTAGTTGCACAACCGATTTCGGATTTTCAAGTCCCGTTATTTTTTGTGCCTCATCATAGCACCTGTCGCTGTATTCCGTATTGAATTTGATTGCATTTTCAACAAAGTTTCGGTCAACTCTTACACCTCTGTCGTTAATTCGTTGGTCATACGTCCATAGCTTTTGTTCACTGTCGCATATCGGAAATTGGGCGAGTTTCTTTTTTATCGCGCGTTCCACTTCAACGTCCTGTATGCAGTATTCTTTGAATACCTCCCACTTGTCGGGTGCGTGCGTTGGTAAATTCCTTGTACGTCCGCCGTTCGTCTTTGTCGGCTTACACGGTTTTGAGAAATAGTCAATCAAGGCTTTTCCGCGTTTGTCCTTTTGCTCCTCCAAACCGAGTGCCGCCGCCACTGCCGACAGTGACAAAGGAAGTCCGAGTTCAGACGCTTGTACCGCACTGCACCGCCACTGATTTACGGGCAAATTAATATTAAAATACTTACCGATACACGTTCTTTCAAAGTTTGCATTATACGCCGTTTTCAACATATCCTCGTCCGTCAATGCGTCCATTACTTCTTTCGGCAACGCCTCACCTTGTGCAAGGTCAATTATTTTTACTTCTTCATCATCAAACGCATACGCAAATAACAGGATTTTAAAATCGGGGGCATTCGCATAAGCATATACCCCCGATTTAATTAAATCAACACTTCCGTATGTTTCAATGTCGATACTGAGTGATTTCATTTTGTCACCTTTTAATTAAGAAAATCGTCATCTTCATCATACAGTCCCGCAAAGTCGTCCTCCGCAGTATTTCGTCCGCCTAAAGGCTCTCCGTCCCTTGTTTTCATCAAATTATTAAGACCGCACGCAATACCTTTATTGCCGTTGGAGTTAAAGGCGTAAAACGAAATTGACGCATGACCGTAACAACCGCTGTAAAATTCCGTCTTGTCGATTATCGGCTGACGTGACTTGTCCACAATACCCGGTGCGGTTTTGCAGTTTGCGTTGACAAAATAGCTGTTTGCATAGTTTTCGTCGTCCTCTCTGTCAGTATCACCGTCACGCAACGGCAACTTTAAATTTGCGGGAATTTTACCGCCGAACTTCGCAATGCCCTCTTGCTTTGCCGCCTCGATTGCATTGTTTATAGCCTTGATTGTCTTTGTGTCGCTTTTCGGAATGATGATACTTACCGAATACTTTTCGTCACCGCCGTTGATTGATGACGGCTCCCAAACGTGTGCATAACTGAATCTTACTTCTCCTGTGATTACCTGTGTCTTTCTTTTTTCCATTGTTATTTCTCCTTTACTTTATATCTTTAAAATCTTCTGCCGCTTTCTCTGCCGAATTCCATTCGGGACGTTTGTCCTCCGAACGTACAAGCGTCGGCTTTCCCTGCGGTTTTATTACATATTCTCCGAGCAGTTCGTTAAATCTTGCTCTGCCTAAAAGTGCTCCCATTTGGGTGATGTTGAGTATTTCTTTCTTATATATGTTCTTTTCGTCATAACCGGCTTTAATTAATACATCGGCGATTTTGCTGTCGTCCTCCGCATATTTGCGGTTACTTCTTCCCTCAACCACTTTAAATCCCGGATACTTAACGCCGTTATTAAGTGCCTGTTCCAAAGCATAGTCCTTTACGAGTTTCGCCCACTTCGCAAGGTTTTCCGCTTGGTCTATTACCTCCGCAATTTCATCTTCGGTAAGTTCCAAAGGCGGTTTGAAAACCATTGCCGCAAGCCTGTTTTTCTCCTCCGCATACGCACGGCATACGGCTCTTGCTTTGCAAAATCCGTCATCACAATGTCGCCCTGCTATACAGTCACCGTCACCGCTGTTCGCAAGTACGGCTTTAGGCTTTAAATCTTCGCCCCACTTAATGAGTTCGTCGCGTGTAAGCATTTCCGTATCAATGTTATCAAGTCGTGGTTGGAATATCGTTAAATTGACCTTATGTATGTCGTATAGGTAGTCGTATTCGCTCAATGCTCCTAAGCCATATATCCTAAGCTGACTGTTCTTGTCTGCCGATACCTTTACGCCCTGTCCGTATTTAAGGTCTATTATTTCGATTATTCCGCCGCCGATAATAACGGTGTCGCCTGTACCGAATCCGTCGGGTACCCATTCCGAAAAATCTAAACGGCGTTCAAGATGAATCTGTGCGTCCTCGCATTGATTTTTCACTGCATTGTACCGCTCTAATACAAAATCACGATAACTGTCCGTGTATTCTTCCATATCTTCGGTTATATCAAGCGAACGTATCATTTTATGATACTGCACGCGTGTTATGTGGTTTAAAGCTAATTTCAGCTTTGCCTCACCCAATGAATGTGCGGTAGTCCCCTCTTTTGCATATTCACTGCTTTCGTCGGGGAATTTGCTTTCCATTGCGATTGACGCAGGGCAGTTTATCCACTTCTTTGACCCCGACGCTGAAAGTTTTGCGTGTTCTTCCGGCATTACTTCACATCTCCTATTCTTGTCATCGCCTCTGTGTATCGCTCAGGCGGTATTTCCGTTACTTTGTCGTAACCCATTTCTTGAAGCAGTCCCTTGGCCTTATCTCTGCCCTGCGACTTCGCATATTCACCGAATGCCTTGCGTACTTCTTCTATTGTGTATTCGGTTGTTGTTACTTCTGCGTTTTTATCCTCTGTCGGAGTATTGTCTGCCAGTACTTCGGCGGTATTATCCTCTGCCGGCGTATCGTCTGACGTCTGTTCCTCTCTTACAACGTTCGCCGATTTCTCAACTTCCGCCTTTGTCATCTCCACAGGTCCCGTCTTTTTGTTGAGTACCGAACATAATCCGTACATTCGGTCGAATACTTCCTTGTTACCCTCAAAATCTCTCTGTTCAAGCTTAATTACAATTTGCATTGATTTTTATTCCTTTCTGTGATATAATGTTTGTATAGATTAATAATCTATGTGCTTTTATTTGACCGTTATTGAGTTGCCGCTCTGACGGTCATTTTTATTGCGACTAAGTACCATCGCATTTACGAAAACACCTACCAAATGCTTTTCATTCGGTGTTAAATCGCTATACAATTTCAGTATTTCCGCCGTTTTCTCATCTGCCACTCTTCTCACCTCCTAATTCTGATATTTTATAGGTTGTCTGTATGCTAAAACTATTCCCCAAGATAATCCGTAACTGTACGGATACTGCAATACCTCTTTGAATAGGTCATACCACGCTTTTTCCTTTTCGTATGCATTGGCTTCTTCTTCCGTAAGTCCGTCGCGTTCATCGTCGCATACTGCGTCATCATCATCTATGCACGCCCAATCATCATCAATACAGGCGAAGTCGTCATCACGACAAGCAAAGTCATCGTCTATGCACGCCAAATCGTCAAATTCGTATTTCGTCATAGCTTTTAGTTATCTCCGCTGATAATCTTCGCAACACTCACTTCAAGCGGGTGCTTTGCTTTAATGCGGTTTGTTATGCCGT